AACCAAACCAATCATTACTTCCTAATGAAATTGTTAAATTTACTAATACTTTACTTGAAGAACTGGCTGGAGTTAATGTTGCTTTAAAATCTGTAACATCTTGGAATGTATTTGAAGTAGTTGTAAACGTCCCAGCAAAATTAGTACTTACAACTTGAAGTATTTTACCAGCACTAGCTTCTGCCCAAGTTAATCCACCTGTATTACCCGACTGAGCCGACAAGAATAAACCATTTGTTGGACTATTGGATACTTGTAGCTTTGATTCATTGATTGCCTCACCAGCTACTTTAGCTTGAGTAACACTCCCATCAGGTGGCACGACAGTAGAACCCACAGGGCTAATCGTGTGGACAAATATGTTTCCAGTTCCAGATGAGGGTGCGGCAGTGAATGTAAGTGTTGTACCTGAGACCGAATAAGCATTACTGTCTTGGGTTACACCATCGACTGATACCAAGATACTTTGGTCGTTGGCTACGGCAGAAGATAATGTAAATGCCGTGGCACTTCCAGTTCCATTAAACCGTTGCACTGCTGGGAGTGATTGAAAGTTGGCTGGAAGGGTGTTCCCAATATAACTCATTATGTGATCTCCATGATACTCATAGTTGCTGAAACCTTGTCGGCTACAGAACAGTCTATTTCTATTTGATCAGTAGTTTCTAAGACGACCTTGGAACCCGTTAGAACTTCAAGAGATCCACCAACAGGTATTGGTACGTTCTTAACTAAAAAAGTCGTTGTATTCGTTGCGGCTCGACCGCCACCGCTAGTGTCAGACACTAGTTTTACTGAGGCAGTGACTTGTGATGTATGGACGTTTGCCAAGACCAAACCTAAGATCACAGTCGTACAGCTCGAGGGAGCGATGTAGAGATCCTCTGGCGTACCAGCGGAGGCTGGCATCACGTCATGAGACACCACTTTAAACGTATTGGGCATTATTAGTTTCCTTTATCCAAGAGCGATTGCCATTGCGACAGCGGTTCCAGCCTCATCAATTAAAGCTGGAACGGCATTAAGTTTAGTGTGATCAGCGTCAGTAAATACATTACTGTCACTAGCAGCTTCCACGGCTGCTCTTATTTCTGCATTAGTTTGGTCTGCGGTAGCTGAAGCCTCAATAGCATCTAACTTTGTCTTTAAAGTATTAGTGAAGTTATTCTGCGTAAGTCCACCATCTCCTACACTGTAAGTAGTATCGTTGTCAGCAGCCCACACCGCAGTGCCAGCACTCGAGTATTTTAAAAACTGTCCAGAAGATCCATCCGCTGGAATGTGGTTGTTTCCGTTACCAGTTGGATGTGAGTAATTATTAGCACTAGCAGCAATCCCATTTAACTTAGTGTGATCAGCATCTGTAAAAGTATTACTATCACTAGCGGCTTCAACCGCAGCTTTAATCTCATCATTTGTTTGATCCGCTGTAGCACTAGCTTCTACACCATTTAACTTAGTGTGATCAGCGTCAGTAAATACATTAGAATCTGTAGCTGCTTCAACGGCTGCTCTAATTTCTGCGTTAGTCTGATCTGCGGTAGCTGATGCTTCTATTCCGTCAAGTTTAGTCCCGTCTACGGAAACATCTCGACCGTCTACGTTACCAGTGGTGACTAAGTTTGGGACTGTTACGTTACCCGTAAAAGTTGCCCCAGTTAATGCAGCATAACCATCAGCACTTATGTATGCAGCGGTCCAAGCACTACCATTCCAAACTTGCATCAAATTAGTTGTTGTATTAAAATATAAATCTCCACTCGTAAGAGCATCACCATCATTGTCTACAGTAGGTGCGGAACTCTTTGCCCCTAAATACTGGTCAGTAAACAAATCTAAAAAAGCAGCAGCTTCTGATGCGGAAGTACTCGCTTCACTTGCTTTTGTTGTTGCTGTTGCAGCGGAAGCAGTCGCTGAGTTCTGTGATACTAAAGATGCAGCAGCAGAGGTTGCGGAATTACCAGCTTGAGTAGTAGAAATTCCAGCCTGAGTTGTAGATAAAGCTGCCTGAGTAGTCGCGGTATCTTTATGACCACTCGCAGTAGTGGCAGAACTAGCAGCCGCTGTTTTTGAAACTAAAGCGGCAGCATTTGAAACTTCGGATGCTGTAGCTGAAGCAGCCGCATTTGTAGCTGAGACAGCCGCAGCGTCCTTGGAGGCTGTAGCTTCATTGTTCAGCGATGTAATTGAGGCGATGTTTGACGGCGTTACACCTGTCTTAGAATAAAATGAAGATTCTGACATTTATATATCCTGATAAATTGCTGAAGGTCGTATAACTTGAACAGTACCAGTAGCTTCAGCACTTTGTGCTTGCTCTTTAATTTCAGCTAAAAAAGATTGGTATTTACTTTCAAAAAGTGGACTTCGTTCGTCAATGTAGTAATCCGAAGCATACGTTAAAGCACCGTATGTAATAAGATCTGATGCTACAGCAGCCAACACATTTTCATCTGAGTCTGCTGTCATCGCCGCGAAAGTACCATAGTAATCAACAACCACCGAACCAGAGGCTGGCTCTGGGTATAGTATTATATTAGATCTTTCTCTGGTAAAAAACTCTGGGGTTCCTGACGCAGCACTTGTTTTATGTTCCAACATCTCGTGCAACGGGATACGAACTAAAGCTGTCTTATCGTAATAAATATCCATAATCTCTAAAAGATCTGAAGGCATAACAATCGAGGCTGTCTGAGTTGATATAGAATAACTTTGTTGTCTCTCCATGTCTGGTGTTCTTAAAGTACGTTGGATTCTGGAGATCGCTTGATCTAGGAAAGTATTCGCTAAAGCATCCGTTATATCGCTCCTGTTTAACAGTGCAATAAAGTGAGTTCTCAAATTGCCATAATTCATGGGTTTTCCTTTAAACCGATTTATTTGTAGTTATAAAAGCATCCAACTGTTGATCCCTGAGTCGCTTGATTGTGGCCTTTGCTGGCTCTTTCATCATATCGAAACCTTCTCGAAGCCATTGTTCGTGTACTGCCACTGGAATTGAAGCTACTCGCATGAACTCACCTTCTCTTTGAGCCATACTGTCTTCTTTTTCAGCTTTGAGCTGGTTTAAGTATTCTGGTGGGATAAATTGGGTTGTCTTTGTGTAATGCTCGCCTTTGTCTCCAAGTTTTAAAGTCGTCTGAGCATCATGTATAAATTTTTTAGTTTTTGTAGTCATAGTATTCCCCTTTGGAAAAAGAAAATGAGCCGAAGGACATCTGTGAAGTAAGGAGAGCAAAAAACCTACACAAATACCTCCGACCCAATTAGTTAATCAAACTAATGAATTATGATAATCCTGTGATCATATGACCATCACCAAAATTCATGTGTTTGTTAGAGATTTCAGTAACAACGAAATGTTTGTCACTGTCTCCAGTTTTAGACAATAATGTCCTAGTCATAGGACGAAGCACCAACATCTTATGCATCGACGGATCTAACAAGAACATATGCGTACTGAGCTGATGTCTGTTAAGCACCATCTTCACCTCTGAGTAAGGAGATCGTTTATTTCTTCACCAAAGTTCGTTAAACTTTAGCCGTCTACAAAATAGAGCAGACTGCCTATATTTTCATACAGGACGAGACTATATCACAGCTACAACTTGTAGCTCCACGCGCTTCCAGCCACTTGGCTGTACTTCCTCTCGGAATAGTCGTTGCACCTTCCCTTAGTTAAGGGCTTGGATCAGGATTATCATATCTTTTCAGACTTAGACTTCCCCTGAGTTCACGCGGTTTAATGTACGCTGACCTACTCAGTTAACGTACAAGTCAATAACATTGACTAATGTCTTCGTTGATGCAAATTCCCTGTTTCTACCACTAGCTGCGGCAAATCCAGCGACAATTTGTGCATCTGCTGGTTTTAACATCCCAATTTCGATGTCACTTCCAGCGGTATACGCTGCTTGAAGCCCTACTAATAGTTTGGCCTCTGTAAGCGCATCGGTTGAGTTTGAACCAGCATCGGTTGAATTACTTATCTGGGCCGATACTGATGCCATTTTTCTAGCGGCTGAAGCCGATCCTACGACTGCGGCTTGAGAAACACCAACTAAGGCTCGTTCTATATCCCTCTTAATTTCTTTGAGGGCTTTTGCTAATTGGTATGCTGTCTCTTTTCCGCGTCCGTAGTGGGCAATAGCATCGACAGTATTACTCACCTGAAAAGCTTTGGTGAATATCTGTGTGTTGTTGGTACGCATTGTTGTAGCTGAGAGAGTTGCCATTGAAGCATCGGCTCCCTCGATGGCCGCGTTAACCGCCGCTGCTGCAAGCGCGTCTTCCTGCCATTCATGCACCCTAGCTGAAATCTTTTCAGACTTCATCAAGGATGACATAGGTGTATCTGTCAAAAATTAACGTAGAGTTCTTTATCTCTACTCTTAGTTTTTCAACTAAGGATCGGACTATATCTTCATCCTTTTTATATAAAAGGAGCTATGCGCTCTTGGCTATTCATTGTCCGTTCTGGACTGTATTAGCTAGTCTCTGAACCTTCCTATTATTCCTAACAGGCTTGGCTGCTGATTGTCTTGTCCTTTAAGATTTAGATTTCCAGCAGTTCACATAGTTTTCTGCTAACCATCACTGGTTAGTGACCCACTTATTTAGGTGAAATATTAGAGATTATGTCTTGGACATTCTCTTTTGCGCCCACAGTTGCATATGAAACTAGTGTCGTCATTTAGTAAATCCTTTCTTTACTAAAATAGGTTGGGTTTATTCCTCCCACCGAGCCATTAGTGCATCTGCTATCGCATCTCTGTCATTTGGATTTGAACGCAAAATGTCTAAAGACTTCTTATTCGCCTCTGCCCTATTACTTGTAGGGTTTGGAGGAGCTTTTTTAGATCTTAAAACTTTTGCTGGAGCTTTGGCTTTTTTGGCGACTGCCGTTTTCTTAGATTGATCATACAATCGAGCTTTATTAATTAATTTAATAACGCTTGGATCGGCATAACGATCAACCTGATCTTTCGGTAGTCCAGAAGAAACAGCGTAATTCCTGATATCATTGTAGAGATCATCACTCCAATCTGAAATATCAGTCTTTAGCACTTCGATACATTCTTTAGCTTGATCAGCTAATTGTTGATCCTGTTGCTTCTGAATCTCATTGTAAAAGTTATCAGCTTCTTCAGTGAGATATTTAAGTTCGTCTGAAGCTTCTTTTGCTTCAACACGAAGTTGTGCAAACTCCTCTGGATCCATACGGCGGCTTTCGACCAACATATCAATCTCAGAATAGGGTTTGTACTTTGCCTCTGCTCTTTCCATCATAACTCGAAACGAAGCATCCGCTTTTTGAATGCGCTCTTCTGCAAGTTTGCGTTGGGAAGACAGTTCTTGACTCTTGCGAGTTAGAGATGCCTCTTGTCCATAAAGTCGTTTAAGGTCTTTGATAGATGCTTGTTCAGATTTACCGTCAACTACGATTTCTACTTGAGTGTCGTCAGTAACTTCTACAACACTTTCAGCTTCTTCTTTGGTTTCTGGTTCTTCATTTTCAACAAGGTCTTCATCGTCCTGTTCACTGGCTTCTTGTTCAGGTTCATCTGTGTCAGTTGGTTCTTCTGAAGACGTATCTGTGTCTTCTTCAGTACCATCTGTTGCTTCTAAGTCATTGTCTTCAGATAGGCTTTCGCCGTCTTCATTCCACCTACTCAAAATAGCATCCGCTGCATCATCAGTATTTTCAAGTGCAGCAGATTCTGAAGGGGTATTTGTTTGCACGTTTGACATAGTGCTATTCCTCTTCTTGACTGTTGTTGTCTTTTAAATTTTTTGCGTTGATCTCATCTCTTACAGACACTGCCTGTTTAAGACTATTAACAAGATCAACCACAGCTCTATAACTGTAGAATTGACGCTCACGATAATCTTTATCTTCCATTTTGGTGTTCATAAAGTTAGTGAAAGCCGTATCTACAGCTAGATTTATCATCTGGTTGAATACCTCGGTTCCAAGTAGAACTTCAGCATTGTCACCGTTGGTGATTAGTTGCTCTTCTTCTTTAGTAATCATTATTGCTCCTTAGATGTTACTAGCCATTAGGAGATGCAATGGCCTTGATGTTGTCTGGAGTTGCTCTGTTTGCTAATATAAGTTCAGCAGCATCTATCAGACGTTTATGCTCAAACTCTGATTCCTTCAGATCAATACTGTCGGAGGCAATAGAGTGAGAGTTTCTAGCCTTGAGTTTCTCAAGTTCTAATTTCATTTCTTGTACTTGTTGCTCTAGCTGTACCTTCTGTTCAGCAACAGCAGTTTGACGTTCTTGGATCTCCATTTGTTTCTGAAGATTAGCCATACTTAATTCTTGCATAGGATCAGGTTGCTCTGGTGGTATCTGAGCTGGATTAGTTAGGTAATTAGATACGTCCTTAATACCTGTGAGAGCTGGATCTTGAGATAGAACTTGATGTACAGCCATATACTTCTTAGATTCTTTCTCTTGTTCCCCGTAACCCAAATGCAGTTCTACTGTAATATCTCTTTTATCTTCCCAGCTCGACGGATCTATTTCTACATATTCACCTGATAGCTCGACAATCTTAGTGTTATCTTCATTTTCAATAACAAGCTGGTAAATCAAATGATACAGAGGTTTAACGAACTGGTTAGCAAAGTTTCTAGCAATGATCTTTTGTCTTTGCTGAGACATACTGGCTAACTGTTCCACCATAGCGGCAGAGTTTTGTTTTGATACAGCATCTTTATTTAAGCCTTGGCTCAAGGAGCTAACGCCTGTTGTACTTTCCATTTTATCTTGGAGTACGTTTAGTGTCTGGAATACAAATGGATTTAAAGGAGCTTGTACAAGTGGTGATATTGCGTCTGGTCGTGTTACATTGACTACCCCACCTACTCTATTATCAATCAACTCTTTCGGGTTTGGTAATGCACCTTTTACAATGGTATATCGAGGATTATTTGTAATCATCGCGTGATCTAAAATAGATCGCATAAGTACAGTTCGAGCGTTCTGAGTAGCGATAAGTTTCTGACCAAAGTTAGTTCCGAAGAATACATGAGGAACTGGTAGTGGTACGAATGCAACAAACGGAAGTCTACTAACTTCACTTTTCTCTAGTAAAGCATTTCCAGCCTTTAAAACTCTCCAAAGCTTGGCTTCTCCAGTG